CAATAGCTCACTTAGAGTTTTCAATATTTCATCCAAATTCATTCCTTCTAATACTTCCTGAGAAATACAAAAATGGACATCAGTATATTCTGAGATAATTTCAATTATCCTCTCTTTAAGACTAAGCTCAGTGGTAGACCACAAAAAATTCGCCTCTTCTGCTTCTTGAACTTCTTGCTCTTCCAAATCAAACTCTTTGAGACCTATTGGTTCATTCATTAAAGCTTCAAAGCTATCATAATATCTCATTTTTTATCCTTTACCTAAAATTCTCTGCCACCAATCTTTAGCGTAGCCTGACCTGTGTACTGGTGATAAACCTCTTGCTCTCAGTGCTAATTTGTGTTCGGTACTGAGACTGCCATGATTATGATTTAATCCATAGCCAGGCCAATTTTTGTTCCAGCCTTCAAATAGAGCATCCACATATACCTTAGCCACAATGCTTGCAGCTCCTATTAAGTAAGATTGTTCGTCTCCATTGACAATAAACATTAACTTACTATCAGGTATATTTGTATGATTAGCGAACTTTTTACCATCAATTAAAAATTTCTCAATTATTACCCCCCTTGAAATAGCTATTCTATATAACATTTCCATTGCCATCGCTGTTGCCCAAATTCTTGAACTATACAAGCCCATATTATTGATTAGATTCACATTAGCAGGCACCACCACTACCAATCCTTTTTTTAATATGCGAGCAAATAGCTGTTTTCTCCTCTCTGGAATTAATTTTTTGCTATCATTAATCCCTCTGATTCTATTTCCTTTATCCAGAGGGAGCCAAACAGCTGCCACAACACAATCGCCAGCCAAGCTGGTACAATAATTTACCTCATCAACACCAGCTGCAATTTTATATTTAAAATCCTCATTAAATTCAATCTTTTTCTTCATTAATCACACTCTCCCCATTTCTTTTCATTACTACTATCACATCATTAAAATATTCTTTCAGACCTTCATCATGGCTGATAACAAAAACTCTACAGCCATTTAAAGATTCTTCATACAAAAGTTCCATAGCTCTTTCTATTCCTGATTCATCAAGCACATCAAAAATTTCATCACAAAATAAGATTCCAAGATCCTTGTCAGACCTACTTTTAACAAGATCCCTCAATGCCATCAGAATAGATAAATCAACTTTTCTTTTTTCACCACCACTCAACTTCTTATAGCTTCTTTCTTCTCCATCATATTCAATCCTTACCTCAAACTTATCTCTCAATTCTCCCGATTTTAATCGGCTCTGAGTACTAAGATATACTTGTATCAAGCCATCAGTCAACACTTTGCTATAATAGTTAGTCCTCTCATTCAAAAATGGCACTACACAATCAAATATAAAGCTCTTTAAACCCTTATTGCCAAACCCTTCTACCCAAAATTGATAATATTTAAGTTCTTCTCCTAATCTTTCACAATTCTCTTTTAACTCTTTAAGTTCTCTTTTTTCATCAAATAACTGACTCTCAGTTTGTTCAATTAACTTAGTATATGGATTAGAAACTCTCTGTTCCCTTAATTCATTAATCTCTTCATTAAGCCTTTCTTTTAACTTCATACACTCACTTATCTCCAAAGAAACCTGATCCATCATAGACATTAATTCTCTATGTTCATCTACCAGTTCAAAACAATACTTCAAATCCTTTTTCTTGCTATTTAGCTCCTCATACTTCTCCCTAAGCTCTTTTTCAATCTTTCCAACCATTAATCTATTCTTTTCTATTCTTTCATTGATATCATCATAATCCTTCTTTAATCTCTTAATATGATCTTCAAGCTTATCTCCAGTGAGAGACTGTCCACAAAATGGACATTCAGCTCCACCTTTAAAATCCTGAACAGTTTGAATACGATCACCCAATTCTCTACGATCACTTTTAAGCAAACCATTTGTTGCCTCAAGCTTAGCTCTCTTCTCTTCATTAGTAGCAATCACAGATTCAAGCTCTTTTATAGACTTTTCAATTGTTTCTCTTTTAACAATAGCATTTTTAATCACATGAGCCTTTTTCTTAATTGACAACTTCTTTTCTTTTAAAGATTCAACTACAATATCTATCTCAGAGATCTTCGCTTTTTTATCTTCAATTTTTCTCCTCTGTTCATTCAACCAATTTCCCTTATCAGCTTTCAATCTCTCTATCCTAACTTCTGATTCTTTTACAATACCTTCCAGCACAGCAATCTTACCAGAGAACTCACCAATTTCATTTTTCAGCTTATTAACTTTTTGCTTTGCCAGATTTTGATAAATTGGAAACTGGTCAAAGCCCAAAGCCTTTTCTATTATCTGTTTCTGTTCTTTATCTGTCAATGAGGCAAAAAATTGGATTGAACCTTGAGGAAAAACAACTGAGTTAATAAAAATCTGATAATTCATCCCTATAATTTGTTCAATCAGTTTTTCAGTCTCAGCAACTGATGATTTAGAAATATCTTTGCCATTCTGAAAAACTGCTAAAGTATTTCCTTCCTTTGTTTTTCTACCTCTAACAATTTTATAGTTAGTTGAACCATCAGTAAGATCTAACACAACTTTACAATTTTTTCCTGCTTTTTCATTAATCACATCATCATACTCAGCTCCTCTAACTGTCCTACCAAATAGACACCAGCATATAGCTTCAAAAATAGCAGATTTACCAGCACCATTACTATCAGCACTTGAAGAATCTTCATTATCACCAATAATTAAACAGAAATTATGTTCATCAATATCTAACTCCTGCTGTTTATAGCTTAGAAAATTCTGAATTTGAATCCTATTTACTTGCATTCGCTAACTCCAGACCTAACTTTATTAGTTTTTCTTTATCAAGATCTGTCTTAACTGCTTTAACATACTCGGCAATCATATCTTCCATTTTCATCTCAAGCTCAATATTAGCTCTTTTCTTTTCTTCAATCTTCGCAGTTTTTTCAATTACAACATACTTAGCTCCAAGTTCATACAAAGAATCTCTAATTTCCTTAATCTCAGATTCCTTAATCGCTGGAGGTAAAACTACTTTAACATAATTGTTCTCAAAATCTACATCTTTGTCTTCATTGCCATCCAGTAATATAAATTTAGGAGTATGAGTTTCTATAAACTGATATTCTACTTTTGTATTCTTATCTCTCAATTCAATATCCCAAAAACCCTTATTATCATTTCTTTCTCCAAAATTTAACTGAAGAGGAGAACCTACATACAGAACATTTTCTCTCAATTTCTGGCTCTTGTGATAATGTCCAAGAAGAACTAAATCAAACAGCTCTGGAAATAAATCCTTTAGCTCAATTTCATCTTTAAGTACATAGTGAGATAAACTACTAACTTCAGCTCCAGCCACTCCAGTATGTGCTATTAAGATTCCTTGTTTCTTTTGTTTCTTACCTATCAATTCCAGCATAGCTTTCCTTCTTTCATCAGGGTTATCAATATAAGGTAAAGCATACACAGGAGTGAGTTTGTCCAGGAAAAACTTTTCAGGCTTATCAATGACATGAGCTATTTCACTGAATGGTTTAACTGAATGATATTCTCCTTTCTTAAGAAACTGGTCATGGTTGCCCACTAAAATATGAATTTCTACACCAGTTTCTTTAATTTTCTTCAATCTTTCATATACAAGATGATAAACTTCTATAGATACTTTTGTTCTGCTATTAAACAAATCACCCAAAAACAAAAATGCTTCAATATCATCATTGCTAACTATATATTCCTCAATTTCATCTAAAACTCTTACACAGTCTAATAATATGCTATTTAATCCATCAATAATTCGGGCAAATTGTGTATAGTTATGAACATGTAAATCTGCGGTCGCTATAAACCTCATTAATAGTCTCCATAATAATTTTCCCCATCTAAATCATCAATACTAATTTCGTCTTTTTTAATTGCCATATAAACCCAATCATAAATTTTGACCACTTTTCTCCTTCTCAATAATCTAAAGACATTCAACACACCTACCACATAACCAATAAACAAAAATAATAAACAAAGAGTTATTACCAAAATTTAGCTCCTTTCAGATCCTCTTTATCAGCTTTAACTACTTTTTCAAGATCTTCTTCAATCACCAAAATTCCTGTATCTAATTCCTTATAAATAGCTTTACCTGTCTTAGTTTTGCCCACTTGCTTATACCTCTTTTTACTCATATTTCTCTCCTCAATTTAATATATCTTAGCATATCAGCTGACCAGCTTTTAAACAAATCTGATAATAAACCAATAACAAATTTATTCCTTTCACCAAATTCATTAACCCGCTCAAAATACAATTGCTTTCCTACTAAATGATTACTAAAGTCCTCAATTTTTAATATGTCCTCATATGACATCATATAAAAATCTGGACAATAATTCTTCGTGAAAATCAATAAAGGAATTTTACCACTTTCTAAAGCGTCATTTTCACATTGTTTCCAATATTTCATTATTTCATTCTTTTCTCTGAATAAATCTTCAAACTTCCAGCTCTGTCTATTTTTGCATTCAAGATGAAAAGGAAAATCTGGATCCACAGTTACACCATCACCTTTCCAATGAGACCCGCCACTTATTGGAGTTCTATATATTGGCTTGCCCCACCACTTTGTCAACAACTTACAAATCTTTCGTTCATAATTACCACCCTTAATGCGACTATATTTAGCAACTTGTGATTTAGTTCTCTTCTTCTTCACCTAAGCACCTCTTTTATTAACTCTGAATTCTGCTGAATAAAATTCGGAAAATCTTTTCTCCTAAATTTCTCTTCTTCTTTATCTTTAAAATACCACCATCCACCTTTATTCTCCACAATTCCCTCTTTAAATAAATGCTCTAATAAACCACTATATTCTGGAATGCCAATATCGTAGTACATTTCGAACTCCACTTCTCTAAATGGTGGAGCAATTTTATTTTTTACTACTTCCAATTTGCCATATTGGCCGACCACCTTACCTTTTTCATTCTTAATTTTATTGCCACTTTTTAGCATTACTCTAATACTACTATGGAATTCTGGAGCCTTACCTCCACTGGTTATCCAAGTTTTACCATAAACAACTCCAATTTTTTTTCTTAACTGATTAATAAACATTAAAGCTATATTTTTATCAGAGATATTTATCATCAATCTTCTTAACCCTTGACCAATTAATCTGGCTCTTATACCCATTTCCTGAAAACCAACGCCTTTCTTCATTTCTTCTTCGCTGGTTGTAGCTGCTATACTGTCCCAAACTATCCCCACTAAACCTTCAGGAAATTTTTTCCTAATTTCATTTATAACTGTGTCCAATACTTGAAAAACTTTTTCAATTGTTTGTGGTTTAAAATATAGCAATTTCGTATAATCCAAACCTATATTCTCTGCCATGTTTTCTGAAAAACTGCTTTCACTATCCAAAAATACTGCAATGCCATCTCTTTTCTGCACTTCTCTCAAAAATTGCATCCCGATAAGAGTTTTACCTGTACTGAAATCACCAAAAAATTCACTTAATCGGCCAATTGGTATACCCCCACCTAAAGCCCAATCAATCACCTTAACACCAGTGCTAATGAACTTAACTTTTTTCAGTTTCCTAATTGGCTCATTACCAAGTTTTTCTTCTACATCCTTAATTATTGATGTAACTAAATCAGAGTCTAATGACTTTTTAGGTCTTCTTTTGTGCATTTCTTAATTTCCTCATAATCCTTTCTTTAATATCCTTTGGAGATGCTGTTTCTGTTTTTTCCACAGATTTTTCTGATTGACTTTCAAATTTACATTTATCCTTCACTGGACAGGCTTGACAAGCTCCATCACTATCGTCAAATGTGCCAAAACATCTGGGTTTTGTTTCAACTTCAGTAGCATCAGTTTCAATTTTAGATTTTTCCTCAGCTTTCTCAATTTCTGCCTTAGGCTCAGTTTCTTCCGCTTCATCAGCTGGTTCAGCTTTCTCAATTTCATTAATTTCTTCATTAGGTTCTTCTTCCAAAGATGCGCCAGACAAAATAGCTGCCAATTCTTCATAACTATATCTCTTAACCAATATATTCAGGTCTACACATTTCTCTTTCCAGTCTTTAATGCCAATTGGTGTTTTTTTACCAACAGGCATAACCGAATATTTAACATTCCGCTTATTTTTAGGATTCACACGTTTATTAATCACTATATCAACCCCTTCCTCAGGATCAACAAGCGTTTTAAAGTATTCTGGATATGAAAAAATACCCAGAATATCAAAAAAAACTGTTTGTGGTGCGTTATAAACTTTAATTTGGCCATCTGAGCGATCTACAATATTCATAATATACTGAACTTTAGCTCTCATACTATTAGCTAATCTTATATCATCTCGATTTTTAGATTCATACAGCTCTTTCACCATCTGACAAATTGGACAAACACTATCTGGATCTTTCTTTTGGTCTTGTTTTAAGCAAGTAAACTTTCGTCTGCCTTCTTCAGTATCTACCCAATGAACCCAAGCCTCAACATAAAAAGTCATATCATCGCTAATTGGAGGTAAAATACGAATTACATTGTCTCCACTTTCAGGACTATACCAGATAATATCTCCAGAACCTGAGCTTTCCAGATCAGCAGCTATCTCATTCCTTTTTTTCTTAATATCTTCAATATTCATTTGCCTGCCTCCTTATATTTTTTAACATATTGTTTATTTTTTCCTTTTTAATTGATAACTCTGTATCAAATTCTTCTCTTAAATTAGCTGCCAAAGAAATTAACATATCTTTCCTCTGAGCAAACGCTTCCTTAATTACTCGAGCAATTCTTTCCTGATTTTTTAATTCTCTATATTTTTCATTTACATTGATTAAATTCTTAATTTTGGCTTCTGTTATTTTTTCTCCAGAAGCTTCTGCTGATTTTCTAATTTCACTATCCAATTTCCCTTCTTCAGTATCGACCAAATCTTTAGCTACTGCATGGACAACTCCCCACCAAGCAAATTTTGCAGGCTGTTTAGCCAATTCTTCATTCAGATTTGATAGATCGATCTGTAGCTCTTTAGTAATATCTCCATCATAAGTCTTTCCTTCACCCACATTTACTCTCACATATATTGGCTGCAATATGGCCTCCTTTTTACTTAGTCTCTTTATTAAATAAACGCCAAATCATCCTAATAATTTATATACCAGATCCCTTAACGCTATTACTGTTCTCTTTAACAGCTCTTCATTACCTTGCTGATGCAGTAACATTGATGGGTGAATAGAATACAGAACAAAACATCCATACTCATTATGCCACCTTATCTGGGCATTAGCATCAACAATACCTTTTATATTTCCTGTAAAAAAATAACGAGCAATGTTACCCATCGATAAAATCACAATTGGTTTAATCTGTTTTATCTCTTCTTTCAAAAATTTACTACAAGATTTTACTTGTTTTATTCCAAGTTTACCACCAGGGAAGCACTTGCAAACATTACTAATGTAAAAATCTTCTCTTTTAAGACCTACAGATTCAAGATATTTAAATAGCAATTTCCCAGCCTTACCCACAAAAGGTTTACCCTGTGCATTCTCATTATAGCCTGGTGCTTCCCCTACCAACATCAGATTCAATTTACCTTTCTCAATTGGAACTGGATTAATTTTTTTATCAAATCCACAGTTCCTGCATTCTCTTGTTTTTTTACATATTCCTGATAAATCAGCATCAACCAATTTTATTGCAGTCAGTGGTGGAAAATCTTCACCAAATTTACCTTTAGCTATATCATCAAGCCTCCAAACATTATTAGCAAATAAATATGTTTTTTTTAAATTATGTCTGGCTATAACTAAAATATCTTTGCTTTGTAAATTTTCTATCATTGCTTTTTTCTTTCTATATATCTTAGGCAGAAAAACTAACATAACAAAAGATGTGTCATCAAGCAAATTTCCACACACACTACCAAAGATGTCAATTGTATTAGCTGCTTCTATTGCACCATCTCTTGCCACCCTTTCTCTAAAATCAAATTTAACTTCCGTTATTTTACCACAATAATACTCAAATTTTTCTGATGGAATACTAAAATTCACATCACCAATATTTCTTATCGGCAAATGCTGCCTCAAGAATTCTATCAAACTCCTATTGTTCATAAACCTATCACTTAAGCTGAAAGGTAACACTTCTTTTTGTAATTCTAATAACTGTTGTTCACTATATTCCCCAGGCTCTACTTCTTCTTTATTATCAAATATCTCCAATTGCGCTTTTTGATTTTTATCATTAACAACTTTATCAAGTAACCTGCTCCTATTCTCTAACGAATCAAAAGCCCCAGCTTTCACCAAAGATTCAATAATACGCTTATTGCCATTAGAATACTTTTGCAGAAAGTCATCAAAACTCTTAAATGAACCAAACTGTTTTCTAATTTGAACAATTTTTTCAGCTTCTTTGCCTATGCCTTTAATTGATTTCAAGCCACAAATGATTTTATGATCATTTACCGACCAGTCAACATCAGAGCAATTGATATCAGGATCACAGACTTCAATATGATTTCTCCTGCATTCCTCAACATAATCTGCTATTTTACTTTCAGAACAATGATTTAACAATGCACAAAAATAAATTTCTGGATAATAAATCTTACACCAAGCAGTATAATAAGACAGCATAGAATATGAAGTCGCATGACTCCTGTTGAAGCCATATGAACCATAGTTCCTAAGCAATTTCCACAATTTAGCTGCCTCCTCTGCAGATAAAGTCTTATTCTTAACACAGCCTTCAACAAATAATTTACCATATTGCTCAAACAATATCACCCCTTGTGATTTTGAAATAACCTTTCTTATTGTATCAGCTGTTTTCCAAGGCAAACCAGCTAACCTATTGGCCAAATACATAATCTGCTCTTGATACAATACTAAACCATATGTATCTTTTGTAATTTTATCATAGATAGGATGAATTTTTTTAACTGGCTGGCGACCATGTTTTCTTTCAATATAATTTGAAATAATAGTAGTAGTCCTCAAAGCTCCTGGTCTATGTAAAGCATTCACAGCCACAATGTCTTCAAAGCTATTAATGCCCAACTCTCGAATAATTTTTTGCATCCCTCGAGATCCTGTTTGAAAAGTTGCAGCTGTCTCACCCTTGCTCATCAGTTCAAACACCTTCTTATCATTCAAATCTAAATCATAAAAATTAATACTTGCCTTCTTAGACACCTCTGATAGCACACTCAATGTACTCAATCCTAATATATCATATTTCACAAACCCCATATATTCTAAATCATGTTTGTCCCAATTCACAGCTATTTCCCCATCTGGAGTTTTTACCAATACAGCTCTACCACTACTCAACAAATCTTCACTCGATAAAATAACACCCGCTGCATGCAAACCTTTATGTCTTAATATTCCTTCCAGCCTGCTACCATGTTCAATAACTTGCGGATATTTCTGTTTAAACTTTTTAGCAGCTTCAAATGTATTTGTAGAATCTTGCAAACTGTAATCTGATCTGGCATCCCCTCCGCTTCTGACCACAATGCTCTTAGAGCATTCGTTAACATCCTTCAGTGGTACATCATAATATCTGCTCACATCCCTTAATGCTTGTCGAGCTTTCATCTTACCAAAAGTGCTCACTAATGCAACATTACCTTTACCATATAGCTCTTCCAAGTGCTGTTTAACTTCATCTCTACGTTCATCCTCAAAATCCATATCTATATCAGGATAATCAATCCTACCTGGAGAGATAAATCTTTCAAATATTAAATTATATTTGACAGGATCCACTTCGGTAATGCCCAAAACATATGCCACTAAACTACCTCCAACTGAACCCCTACCAGGAGACATAAGGATTTTAGCCTTATTCTTAGCCCAATCCACAAGCTCCCATACTATCAAAAAATATCTGACAAAACCTTGTTTCTTTATCTGCTCAATTTCATACTTCAGTCTTTCTTCATATTTTGAACCTGATAGCTTCCTTTTTTTCATACTCTGCCAGCACAATTGTTCAAAAACTTTATTCTCATCTTTACCTCTCAGCTCTGGCATCAATGGCAATTTTGGTTTAATTGGTTCCAGCACAAAATCACATTTCTCAGCTGCTTCATACACATTACCCATTGCTTCAGCAATTTGTGAAACATCCAGAATATTCTGTTTTAAAAAACTCTGCATCATCTCTTCTTCAGACTTGTAATATAGGTCCTTAACATCAAAAATTCTTCTATCCTCATCCTTTATTGTCTTTTTGCTTCTAATATTAACCACAACTTCGTGTAATTGACAATCTGATGGATACAAATAGTGAACATCATTTGTGGCTATTAAACTTACCCCAAGCCTTTTTGCCAAGTTGACTACTTTACTGAAATGGTCTTTAAATTCACAGAATGGCATAACTTCTGCATAGAAGTCATCTTTCAAAAGATCTTTTAAATTTTCACAAATTACATCTCCATTCTCATATCCCAAAAAAGAACTGCTACATCCTGTGCCAATTATCAGTCCTTCAACATGTTTATACAATAGATCAATGGGAATTAATGGACGATAATAGAAATAATCAAGATTAGCTTTACTCAGTAAATATGTCAAATTCTTAAAACCTCTTTCATTTTTGACCCATACTGTCAAATGTTTCCTATCTTCTTCTTTATTTTGAATCTTTTCATAACTATTACACACATATAGCTCACAGCCAATTATTGCTTTAATTGCTTTCTCTTTGCACTTGATACTAAACTTCACAGCAGCATCAATATTACCATGGTCAGTTATACTCAATACTTTAATATTTTTTTGCTCTGCAAATTCAAACAATTCAGACAGCTTAATCGTAGAATCCAATAAACTATATTCAGTGTGCAAATGTAAATGTGGGAAATTATAATTCATTCTTCATCCTCATATAAAATTTTATATTTGCTAAAATCGTATCCAAAACCCTTCAATCTCTGATTGATACCTCTGCGAATTAAACCTAAAATACTATTAATTCTCCCTTTTGCAGTGACCCTTGAAGGCAAACCTCGCTTTCTAATTTCTTTTTCTGCTTTCAGAATAATATCATTAAGTTTGCCTCCTTCAACTAAGAAATCCCATACGATTTTATTGCCTCCTTTTTCAGACACAAATGGGTTCGCTGGCTTCCTACCTTCCTTATCAACAATCCTAATTCTTTTATCGCCAACAATCTGAAAAAAATAATTAGTACTTCTAATAACATTGTCTCTATTCATAAAATCCAGCAATAGCTGTTTATTATCCAATTCTATGCTACTTTTATCTTTAGACTTTTCACAAACAGCCATCCAGCCACTGCACTCAGAGATAGGAACAAGAAATCCTATAACCACCCTGGATATTTTATTTGGCAAAAATGATAAAGACCTCAACTCAGGATTTTTATTCATTAATATATTCACATTATATTTCGGCTCAAATCCAGTCTCAGCAATAACAGCAAAACCAGCATCTTCCACCAGTTTTCGCAGCTCCGTATAAGTTCTCATATAAATATGATATGCTCTCAATTTCTTATTTTTACTCCTGATGGGTGCAAAAGGAGTACTAATAAATAGCCTGCCACCATCTTTTAATGAATCAAAACATTCCTTAACCAGTTGCTCTCCTGCTTCCTTATCGATATGCTCCAATACTTCAGTACACACAACAGCATCAAGACTACTTTTCCTAAAAGGCAAATGTCCTTCTGAAATATCAAACTGGAGAAAAATATGTTCAAAATTCAGTTTATAATTTTCAGCTATCAATAATCTATCCCTAACTATGTCAATACCAATATAATAGATGTTATCAAGCTCCCTTAAAGAATAATTTATCAATTTTGCAAGTTCCCCATAACCACAGCCGATATCAGCAACAACGCCACCTCCTATATCCAAAACGAACTTCAGAGCAGCCCAGTGTCTAAATAAATGCCAGCTATATCTATAATTCCAGTTCTGTAGTACCTCGTGGCAATTCCTGCAACCCTGTGTTGAACTAATCCTTTTAATACAATTCCCATAAGTCCACAATCCTTTTTTCCTCGTTGGTAATACCTCAAGAACATTCTTAATAGCATTAGAAATCATATCACTCATCAATAGCACCACCAAACATCTCCACGAACCTGGGACAAGGTTTTCTACAATCCAATCCTTTCATTTGCTGAATATTCTCCATCCTCATCTGGCAATGATTTTCCATTATGCAAGGCGGCTCAATACACTCAGCCAATCCAACGCTAATTTTTCTTGCAATTTCCTCTTTCATCATTTTAGCTATTGTTTTAAACTCGCCTTGCACTTTATTACACAATCTGCTACTTATCATCGCTACTACAGCCCTCAGATTCCCAGCCATTGAAATATTTGAATAAATATTTAAAGGCAAAACACCACGAGCTTCTTCAATTGTGAACCCTTTATTTAATAGCATTCCATAACCAATTTCAATATTTAACATCACATCTTCATACAGCTTCTGTTTTCTCTCATCTTTTCTTACTCCCTCTGGGCAATGAAAAAGACCATTGATAGCAAAGAACTTTTTATCAACAATCCTTAAGCTTTCAATACAGAAACTTAGGAGCCTGTGTCTTGTTAGCTGTTGCTGAAAAGCTCTGCTCACATTTTCAAATCTCCATACAGTATGAACAAATTCCAGCGGAGTTCCCAGTTTCTCTTTAACAATCATTTTCACAAATCCTTCAGGGATTGAACCCACATTAGCAATGAATTTCTGGAGAGAATTCGACACAGATTTTTTCATGGATAGATATGCCCAATACATCGTTTCAATAGCATAGGGAGTGAAATTGACCAATTTGACCACTGGCAGTTGTCTCATTATTCTTTCTCCTTTTTTATTTTTTTTTTTTTTTTTTTTTTTTTTTTTTTTTTTTTTTTTTTTTTTTTTTTTTTTTTTTTTTTTTTTTTTTTTTTTT